AGCCAAGCTAGCTCCCGAGTTTTTATAAAACTGATAACGGTTTACCACCTCTTCCGTTTATTAAAACTCGGGAGCTAGCTTGGCTACGGGAAAACAACGAACCGATAAGCGATGTAATGGCTTCGGTTAACCACCTCCAGAATACGATGTGGAAGGTTAACCCCTACGTTTACGACTGTCTTAAAACAATTTGGGATGAGGATATAAAGATTGGTTCCCTTCCGAAGCGTGTGGACGAAGAGCTTCCTCCGATCTCCGAAGCGGAAAAGGAGAACGACCACCTGCTCACTATGTGGAAGCGAAGAGCGGCAAAGATATATGATTATAACACAGCCACTAGGTCTCGTAGACTTCTTGTTCTCAATACCTTAGCACTTGCCAACCAATACAAACACCAGAACAAGTTCTTTCTTCCTCACCAGTGCGACTTCCGAGGTCGGGTCTACGCGGTGCCAAGCTACCTGTCTCACATGGGTGCCGATTTCAACAAGGGTCTTATGACCTTTGCGGCTGGGGCGCCAATCAAAAGGGATGATGACCTGATGTGGTTACATATTCATGGGGCTAACACCTTTGGCACAAAGGGAACACTTGACGAGCGTATCAAGTGGGCTGCTAATAACCAGAAACAGATATACGAAATCGGAAAAGATTTTAAATCCCATCTCGATATCGTAGATCAAGCGGACGAAACATTCCAGTTCATTGCCTACTGTCGAGAAGTGTTCGAAATCCACAACGGTAAAAAAGTTACCCACCTTCCTGTGCATATGGATGGCACGAACAACGGGCTCCAGATTCTTGGGATGTTAACACGGGACACGATGTCTTGCGAAGCTACCAACGTGGCAGACTTGGACTCGCCCCAAGACATCTATCAGATCGTAGCAGACACGGCGGTCTCTATGATGAAAGAGGAAGCGGACAACCCATTCTCCAGAGCTTGGATAGATTTCGGAATCGACCGAGGATGTGCCAAACGTCCTACAATGACGCAGCCATATGGCAGCACTCCACACAGCTGTCGCAACTACGTCAACGATTGGTATCTCGATAAGGTAAGAGGCGGTGCCTTCGATCCGTTTGACGAAGCCGTCAAATTTGAGGCTGTGAGCTTTCTTTCCTCCAAGGTATGGTCAGCTATCAACGAAGTTGTCGGACGCCCTAGAGAGGCAATGAGGTGGCTTCAGCGAGCTGCTAGGGTTCTGGTTGAAAACGATCACCCACTTTACTGGGTAAGCCCATCAGGTTTTCCGTGTTACCAAGCTTACAAAAAGTGGGAACAGAAAGCGATCCGCACAAAGATCGGGAACAAACTTCTTCGGGTAAAGTTTCGGGAAGATGGAAACGAGTTGTCAGGACAACGTATGGCTCAGGGGATTAGCCCCAACTTTGTCCACAGTTTGGATGCAAGTTGTTTACATATGACTGTGAATAAGTGTGCGCAACGTCTTGGCCTCACCTCGTTTGCTATGGTTCACGACAGCTACGGCACTCACTCTACCAACTGTATCGAAATGGGGAACATGCTTCGGGAAACTCTTTACGAGATCTTTAGCGAAGATCAGCTGGATATTTTTAAACAGTCTGTTGAAAATTATTCAGGCTTAGAACTTGACAGCCTTCCATCTTATGGGAATTTTAATATTTCTGACGTGTTAAAATCTAAATACGTCTTCTCGTAACCAACACAATAATACATACAAACTAAATATGAGTATTACAACACCAAAAGGAAAAGCGGTATATCCGTATATCAACACACCAAGCACTAAATTTAATCCGCTCGGTGAATACAGCTGCAACATCATTGTATCTAAAGAGGATGCGGACGCATTCAAAGCTAAGATCTCTGAGATGTATGACAAGGAATACGAACGTGAGTGCGTAGTCCAAAACAAGCCCAAGCTAAAGAAGTCTCCACACTTTCCGATCCTTGAGAACGAGGACGGTGACTGGATGATTCGAACCAAGCAACCCGCAAAGGTTGAGTCTCGCTCGGGACAGGTCTACGAATTCAAGGTCAACCTGTTCGACGCAAAAGGTAAGCCAATCCAAAAGGACTCGGTAAACGTAGGCGGCGGAAGCGTCGTTAGGTGCGGTGTCGAGCCTCGGTTCTGGTATAACCCAAGCATCGGTTTCGGAGTTACCCTGTCGCTTAAGGCTGTTCAAGTTATTGATCTGGTCGAAGGTAACGGAGCTAGTAGCTTTGACTTCGAAGAGGAAGAAGGCTACGAAGCTGAAGAGTTCAGCGACGAAGTTCTTGACGAAGCGTTGGGTGCCGACTTCTAAACGATATGAAGTGCGGCATATATCGCAGCAAGTTTGAAGGTAAGGTCGCCTCCCTGTTAATGAGCAGGGAGGTTGACTTCACCTACGAAGAAATGGTTATTCGGTTTGAACAACCAGCAAAGCAGCGGCGATATACTCCTGACTTTGTTCTGCCGAACGGTGTCATACTTGAGGTAAAAGGTTACCTCACTACCGACGACAGGATGAAGCACAAGTGGATAAAGGAACAGCACCCTGATCTGGATATCCGCTTTGTATTTATGAACCCGAACAATAGAATATCACCACGCAGCAAGACACGCTATTGTGACTGGGCAGACTCGCTCGGTTACCCTTGGTGCGGCACAACTATACCAAACGAATGGACGAACTCACATCACTCAAAACACACCTCCCATGCAACGACTGCGGATCGACAGACGCACTAACTCTTAACACCGACGGTAGCACAAAATGCTACAGTTGTGATACGTTTACCCCAACAAACGACCCGACATATAAAAGCGCCAACCAGTCTACCCAACAACCGTTAACCTTCAAACCCCTTGAAGGAGAATACAGCGACCTCGTAAAGCGAAAGATTACCGAACGTATCTGCCGCTCTTATGGTTACAAAGTAGGAGATGATAACAATAAAGCTTGTCATATTGCTGACTACCGAGACAAGAACGGATTACTTGTCGGACAAAAGATACGTTATCCCGACAAGACGTTCAAGTGTTTAGGCAAAGTCAGCACACCCTTTGGATGGCAAAAGTGGAGCGGAGCTCGCTACCTTTGTGTTACTGAAGGAGAGATTGATTGCCTATCCGTAGCTGAAGCCTTCGAAGGAAAGTATCCAGTTGTCTCGATACCGAACGGAGCAGCAGCAGCAGCGGCTTGTTTCAAGAAGCATCTTGATTACTTCGAATCGTTCGAAAGCGTTGTCATAATGTTCGACAACGATGAAGTCGGAATCCAAGCAGCCAAGACCTGTGCCTCGATCCTTTCCGTAGGGAAGGCAAAGATAGCCAGCATGAATTCCAAAGACCCGAACGAAGCTTTGGTCAGCGGAGATCAGAAGCAAATCATTCAAGCTTTCTGGAATGCGGAACCGTATCGACCAGACGGAATTGTTCTCGGCACCGACATGTGGGAGAACATCTCAACCACAAAGGTTGTAGAGTCAGCGACATATCCGTTTGAAGGACTGAACCGCATCACACGAGGCTTGCGCGTTGGTGAGATTGTTACCTTCTGTGCTGGAAGCGGTGTGGGTAAGTCAAGTGTCTGTCGGGAACTTGCTTACCACCTTATTAAAAGTAATGAGAAGGTAGGCTACATCGCCTTGGAGGAATCTATCAAGCGCACAGCGTTAGGCATCATGGGTATCCATGCCGAGCTTCCGTTGCACTTGTTGAATCCAGAGGAGATGCCTAGCGAGGAATCCCTCAAGGCTTCTTACGATGCCACAATCGGTAGCGGAAACTACGTGACCTACGATCACTGGGGCTCCGTCGATTCCGACAACCTTATCAATCGGATTCGCTACATGAATAAAGCCCTTGGTTGTAAGTGGATCTTTCTCGATCACGTATCTATCGTGGTGTCTGGCCAAGACGGAGACGAACGAAAGATGATTGATATACTGATGACCAAATTGCGTAGCCTTGTTGAGGAGACTCAGGTTGGTATGCTGCTTGTAAGTCACCTAAAGAGACCAGAAGGTCGAGGCTTCGAAGAAGGTCGGGAGATTACCTTGGGTCACCTTCGTGGATCAGCAGGTCTCGGTCAGCTTTCCGATATGGTTATCGGTATCGAGCGGAACCAACAAGATCAAGATACGAAAAATGTCTCGACAGTTCGTATCCTTAAGAACAGATTCAGTGGAGAAACGGGCGTAGCTTGTTCTCTTACCTACAACCTTAGCACAAGCCGCATGCTTGAGACTGAACCCATGGATTTTGAATAATTATGTTTGAACGATCTGAAACGAAAATTCTTGAAGGCGCTCTCAGAGCGATGACACTTGCTTGTGAAGCACTAGAGGCTCACAACAAACGGTTAGTCGAAGACATCAAGCTTCTTGATCAAGAGGTTATAACTCTTCGAACTAAGTTACAGGACACAAAAATAAATAGCACACCACATGAATAAAACAATCGCATTCTTAGATATCGAAATAAACGGTATCGAAGATTGGACACACCTGTCTGATCTGGAAACAATACACTGTCTTGTCGTGAACGACAGACAAACCGTCAAGGTTGCCACCACTGATAAAGAAATCAAAGAGCTTCTTGATCTGTTAGGATCGTATGAAACTGTTGTCGGTCACAACGTCCTTGGCTTCGACGCACCGTGTCTTGAAAAGAAATACGGATTCAAACATCCTAATCTTTTAGACACTGCGGTATTATCTCGATGCGTCTATCCAGACATCAGCGCCTATGATTATAAGGTTAACGAGTTCCCAGCGAAGTTGATAGGTCGCCACAGTCTCAAAGCTTGGGGCGTTCGTCTCGGTAACCTGAAGGATGATCACGGCGAAACCGAGGACTGGACTACCTGCACTCCTGAAATGATTGAGTATTGTAAACAGGATGTGGAGGTAACCATCTCGGTCTACGATCACCTTATGAAAAAGGAGCCAAGCGAGATGATGGTGAATCTAGAACACCAGTTCGCTTCTCTTATGCTTGACCAAGAGCGGAACGGATTTCCGTTTGACGTGACGAAAGCTGAAAAGCTTTGCGGTATTCTTTGCAGTGAACGCGCTGCCCTCAAGCAAGAGCTGCAAAAGATTTTTCCTGCTGAACAGATCAAGATGAAGTCTCGGTGGTGGGTAACACCCGACGGGATAAAGTGGAATACAAAGAAGCAAGCAGTAGCAAAAGGCTACAAAGCTGGCGAAGTTGAAAAGGGAGACTTCAAAACAAGGGAGGTTCCATTCAACCCTAACTCTCGGGATCAGATCTGCGAACGCTTTATGGCTCAGGGCTGGAAGCCAGAAGCCTATGAAGGTAAGCGCCCTGCTATCAACGAGGCAGTGTTAAAAAAGATCGGAACGGACGAAGCCCTAAAGCTTTCGGAATATCTTATGATAACAAAGCGCCTTGGCCAACTGTCGGAAGGCAAGCAAGCTTGGCTGGGCATGTTAAAGAACGGACGCGTTCACGGACGTGTTAACACCAACGGAGCTGTCAGTGGGCGATGCACCCACAACCGTCCTAACATGGCTCAAGTTCCAGCGTCTCGTGCTCCGTATGGCAAAGAGTGCAGAGAGTTGTTTACTGCGCCGAAGGGTAAGGTATTGGTCGGGGCTGACGCTTCGGGGTTAGAACTGCGGTGCCTTGCTCACTATCTTTGGAGGTGGGACAACGGTGCCTACGCTAAAAAGATTCTTGAAGGGGATATCCACACGGAGAACCAACAGGCTGCTGGCCTCAAGACACGAGACCAAGCCAAGACATTTATCTACGCTTTCCTTTACGGAGCTGGGGATGGAAAGATTGGAGAGATCGTGAGGGGAACGAGCCGAGATGGTCGTCGCTTAAAGGATTCGTTCTTTGAACGGATGCCTGCTATCAAACGTCTTGTCTTGGCTGTTGAGAAGTCAGTGAACAACCACAACCTTCTTAAAGGTTTGGACGGTCGGTGGCTTCCTTGTCGCTCTGCTCACAGCGCCCTGAATCTTTTGCTTCAGTCCGCTGGTGCAGTGGTTATGAAACAAGCGCTTGTTTGTTTTGCCGAGGATGCTCAACAGCCCTACGAGTTGCACGGTAACATCCACGACGAAGTTCAGTTCAGCTGCGATGCGAAACACGCCGACGAGCTAGGTTCGTTGTTTTGTTCTTCGCTTGGTAAAGCTGGAGAGATGTTAGGATTCCGCTGCCAACTGGACGGGGAATACAAAATCGGAAACAACTGGTCAGATACCCACTAATATAGTTATGGCTTATCAAAATCAATACGACAAGACGGGAGCTGCTAGTGCTAACGGAGCTAGAGCGGAGGAGAAGTTTAAGCAGTCCATCGAAACCTTTTTCGGTGGAACTGTAACAGACGCTTCGCTTTCGGAACAGTATTCCCATATCGACTTCAGCTGTGATGTGAAGTTCAAGGTAGATGTTAAGTCCATGAAAGATCCGAACACGATCTGGATTGAGCTAAAGAATGTAAAAGGCGATGACGGCTGGCTCTACGGAGAAGCAAGTCACTTTGCTTTCGAAAGACACAACTGTTTCCTTGTGGTTTCTCAGTCGAATCTTATCTCTCTTGTGGATGCTAAGGTAGACATGAAAACAATAGTAGACAAAGCAGACGACTGTCTGTATAAATTGTATACCAGATCAAACCGAAAAGACTTGCTGACAAAGCTACGTCCTACCGACCTGACTCTTATCCCTTACTTCCTTATAACCAAATTCAGCTAATGAGCAAACACGTTTTAATAGATGGCGACCAGATCGCTTACCGCGCTTGTTTTTCTTCCGAGACTGAGATCAGGTGGGACGAAGATACATACAGCTTAACAAGCTCGCAAAGTAGTATCGAGTCCAGTTTGGAGTATCAGATCTCCCAAGCAAAGCGAGACACAAAGATAATGGATGTTCGCGTTGCTCTTTCCGATTCAAAGAATTTTCGGAAGGAGATCTACTCTGACTACAAGGCGAACCGTATTGCACGAAAGCCTCTTGGACTCAGCGGAGCGAGGGAGTATCTTGAGGCTACATACGGAGCCGAAACAAAGGACAGCTTAGAAGCTGACGACCTTATTGGAATGTGGGCAGTGGCTAACCCTGATAGTATTATCTGGGCGACGGATAAGGATTACCTTACGGTGCCGTGTAAGCTGTTCCGAAATGGACAACTGGTTGTTGTTACTGAGGCTGACGCTGATTCCTTTCTTCGCCTTCAGACAATGGTTGGGGATATGGCTGACAACTACAAAGGCGTAAAAGGCTTCGGGGAGAAGACAGCAGCCAAGTGGATCGAGAAACACGGTGACACTTGGGACTCGGTTAAAAAGGCTTTTGAGTCAAAGAACCAGACCGAGGAAGATTACGTAACGAATGCTAGGCTTGCACGAATTCTTAGATCGATGAATGATTTAGATTGGAGACCATATGACAAATAGTAAATTACCAGACAGCGGAGAGCGCAGCACCTTTGAAACGGGAGCTGTGCGTGATGCGATGAAAGCCA